TACAATGTATTGGTCGCTGTAATAAGTCCAAATCGTTTAGTCCATTTAGAACCATATTCGTAATTGTTTTAGTTAATCCGTTCTCGATAGTATTGTCATATGTTTCATTTGTAATTGGTAATGAATTGATAAAATCAGTTAGATTCATTGCGTTCTTACAATGTTCGTCCAAGAACATATTTATGTTAAATTGATTATTGTTTGTAGTAGTATTATGACTATTGCTTGTAATATTGCCCTTGATGTGTGGAATAAGTTCTACAAATGTTTTTTGTATTTCCTTATTTTCTTTCAACAATAACAAGACAAGTTCCTTAAATTCGGATTCTTTTTCCTTTGATATTGTAGTGTTCTTATTTGACTCATCGGGTTGACTTTCCGCTTCATGGTCCAAGCATCCCTTTTTATGTTTATATAATGAGCTCATATGTATATACGATTTACCACACATTTGACACGCATAATGGTAAGGGGTTTTTTTACTATTATTTTGGTCACTTGGTGTCAGTAAGGTATTATTTTTAGAATTTGGATTTTCTGACGGATTACCATAAGGGGTTTTTTTACCCAATTCATCGTTACTGTCATATGGTAACAGGTCTAATTTAGGGGTAAAATAATCTGACTCACATACTAGAGGGGTTTTTTCTATTAGTCCTTTAGTAGTCGAAAGTAGTCGTTTATGTTTTGTAGTGCATAAATGGCGAGCAAAATCTTTTTTGTTGCTACATACGAAGGAGCAAGGTTCACACGCAAAATTTTTCTTTTCATTTTTAGGGGTTTTTATTAGTCGTTTACCCATATATTAGACTAATAGAATTTTACCCCTAAATTGTTTTCATAAAATTAGATTTTTTTTACAATAACAAATTGAAAATAAAAAAATTTGGATTGTGAGCATTATGCTCTAAATCACTTTTTCACTTTTTTTTTCATACTCTTGACCCATATTTTAAAATTCAACACAAAAACCTTGTGTGTTTTTTTGAAAAGTCAAATGAAGTATAGAAAAAAAGTGAAAAGTAAAATTACCTACATGTATCGTATACAGTGCACTTTTTTCAGTTCAATTTCCTCCCCTACATATGTAGGCAGTCCACTACATCGCCAAGGGACTTGAATAAATTCATACCATTTTTATTGCACTTGACATGTAGTGAAAAAGTCGTTTTTTTATCCCCGTTTTTCCCGAAATCCATAATTTAGGGTGTGGCTACTAGCACTTTTCGTCGATAAAAAAACCCTGTTTTTGGCCACTTTTTTTATTGGACGATTTGGCGAAATCCATTTATTCAACATACATTCGCCTATTTTCGTCGATAAAACACAAATTTCCACCATTTTTGGCGTTTTTCATGTCGACTTTTATGAAAAATAGTGGTTCACGAATCGATATATTTTATCGGACAAAATCGCTAAATACAAACAATACAATATGTATTTGGCAAATTTCAGGGATAATATTATACATAATATGCATTTTCTGCGAATTTGAAAAAATATCACATCCTACTATATAATGGCTGATTCAAGTTATACAAAATGGCAGATTTCAATCTTCTCCGCGTTTATTTTTATCTTCGTGATACATCCATACACTTACAAATTCACACAACAATTATTAGGTAGATTTTTAGGTAAATTGGCAGATGTAAACGGTTGTCCAACAACCCTTGGATTATTCGTTCACACAATTGTTTATATATTATTGGTTCGAGGATCGATGGATTTGAACTTGTTTTCAAAATAATAACATTAATAACAATACTTATGAAAATATAATAAAAATATAATACATTTTTATTATAATGGTTAACAATAGCAATAGCAATAGCAATAGTAGCAATAGCAATAGCAATAGCAATAGCAATAGTAGCAATAGCAATAGCAATAGTAGCAATAGCAATAGCAATACTATGACAGAGAACGACGATTGTATAGATACTGATACAGAATTAGGACAATGTCTACAAAAAGCACTAGACAATGAAAACAACGCAAGTGTCATGAATTTAACTACTAGCAAAATCAAGGCTTTAAAAAACGATTATCTTCAAAAGTTACAACTACCACGCGACAAATTAAAGACCTTTCATAAAAAATTACAAGATTATCGTTATGTAGATGATTTAACTGATATTCAATATGGACGATACATTCGATGGATTAATTTAAAAAATCCAGAAAACATTAATCTAACAAATGGTGGTCTTATAATTGACATAAAAATAATATCAACTGGTATACATGTTGTTTGTAAAAATAACATGAATAGGCGATTTCAAATAAAAATAGACGAAAACATTATATTCCAAAAATTAACAGACCAAGAGAGAATACTCATATCAGCACTGGATTATTTGGAAAATTAATATTTCCGTTTTTTCAAGGTTCTTGGTTTTCTCTTAATTTGTTTTTCAAATCGTACTTTCTTGGATGTTTTTGTAAGAGCTGAAGAAGATCTTGTTTTTTTTACTAATTTTGGTTTTTTTTTGCATTTAAAATCATAAAAATCAACATTACGGTTCTGAAATATACTTTTTCTACATACTCCGATCGCCACATCCTCTCTATTTTTTTTCGTTCCACTTATTTTCTTCGCTCCACTTATTTTATTTGGACCAGTATCATTATAAGAATCAACTGATTTAATACATCTACATAATTTAGACGCTAATACATCTTCAGCAATTTCTTTATATGTTTTATTTTTTGATTTAGGGATTTGATAATAATTAGCTATTTTTTTATAATCAGAAGCCGTCAAATCCATAGGAGGAGTATATTTATTGGTTAGATTTTTTATCAAAATATATATTATATTCTATACGCAAATGAATACCCCACATAAAATAGTAGTATTTGATTTGGATGAAACATTAGGTTATTTCACAGAATTTGGTATATTTTGTGATTGTCTAAACACTTATTTTAAAAATAATAATTATAGTGAAAAAAATTTTGATTCATTACTAGATTTATACCCAGAGTTTGTTCGACCTAAACTTTTTAAAATTCTCGATTATTTGAAAACAAAGAAAATGAACAATAAATGTAAAAAAATAATGATTTACACAAACAACCAAGGTCCTAAATCATGGGCTATAGATATCAAACAATATTTTAATACTAAATTAAACTACAAATTATTTGACCAAATTATTGCAGCGTTTAAAGTGAATGGTCAACCAGTTGAAATAGGTCGCACTTCACATGATAAAACGATTGATGATTTAATACGATGTACCAAAATACCGAAAAATGTGGATCTCTGTTTTATTGATGATGTCTATCACGACGGTATGGTAGATGATAAGGTATATTATATTCATGTAAAGGCATACAAACATAGATTGACTCTGAAAGAAATGTTAGATACATATTTGAAATCCGATATAGGTAATAAATCGGTACATGTGAAAGAAAGAACGATTTTTGAGACTATTATGGAAAGCGAATTTAAAAGATATAATTACGATGTTATTAAAAAAACAGAAAAAGAGCAGGAGATTGACAATATTGTTGGGAAAATGATGATGCAACATTTAAAGAAGTTTTTTTACGAACAAACCGACAAAACATACAAGCGTAAACCAAATACAAAAATAAAATCCAAGAATAAAACGGTAAAACGGTAAAACGGTAGAGTGAGGGAAAAGAAAAATAAGAATCTATTAGTTATTTCCAGTTTTTTACTAAATCTAACAGTTCAAATTTTTTGGCATAGTCATTGAATGCTGTTGTAGTTAATAAAAATATCGCGGAGGAAAATACAACTTTTCTATCAAAGTTGGTAAACTTGGTTGTGACTACTGGGTTGAATCGTATTAACAAGAATAGGATAACATAATATTTCATAACAGACTGTAACATGGTTAGATATTCGGGAGTGTAAAGACCAATATTAAAATAAGCAACGAAATAAAGTATATAAGATAAATACAAGGCGCTTTCAAAAAAGGTTTGATGCAAGTAATGCATATAAATATTATGTATATTAATAATTTACATAATATGTTATTTAGGTATGTTCTTATTTTATTTATTATTACTATAATATAATAATGAGCATTAAAAATACTATATCACAAGTTGTCAATGGCTATTATACATGCAACCATGGGCGTGTAGATGAAATAAATAACCGTATTTCAAGTAGAAATATTCCATCCAATAGTTTACAACCACAATACTCGATTCGTCCAACCTCCACCAAGTATGGATATATGCAAGTATTAGACCAATATAAAAAACCAACAGTTCCTTTGAATAAATATAAGTCCTATTCACCAACTCAAACATTTAATCCAGGTAATGCAACAGCTCCATGGAGTGGATTTTCTAATAATGTAAATACAGAATCGACATTAAGAAACCAATTTTTTGCTCTGCAAAAATGTGAGCAATCAGAGTGGGTACCATCTAGTAAGAGCGATTTATATGAAACGAAAATCGATTTTGTACCTCAACCACAAACACATTCTCTTTTATTCGATAAACCTGAATTTACTCCATTCAATCCAAATAATATGAATATTGCAAATAAATTATTTAATAATCATACTCGATATGATGTAAAGGACTCAACTAGCCAAGACGATTGTTAATTCATTCGAATAGGATGTTAAGTGTTATAATGGTAATAAAAAATTCATATAAATATGTAATGGATATTTCTATGAATAGTATTGACAGTATGACATTGTCTTATTTTACAAATAGATCACAATATGAACAAATATTGCATCGTACATTGAATAAGTCAAATGAATTGGAATATACAACAGACAAACGATTTTACAAAAAGAGAATATTGGATTTAAATAAAAAATTATTTAGGAATGAAATCGACGATAGACATTTGGTAAGCCAGTTTGATATGTATATAAAGGGTTGTATAGAGCATTTAAAAATGATTGACACAAGTGAATTGATGCAAAAACAATATCAAGATGTTAGCAATAATAGTAATGGTGATATCAACAACACATGTATAGATACATGTATAGATATGTCAAATGCATCAGTTTCAGATATAGATTTTATAAATTGTGATCATTTAATGACGAACAATGAAGGTATAAAGAAAGTAAATCTAGACACATATATAGTGAAAACCACATCAACTCCAAAAAAACAAATAATATTGCCTGAAAAACAGAATGTAAATATTAAAACTACAGCACATAAGACGAAAGGAATAAAACCAAAAGAAGAAAAAATACAAAAGAAGGACAAAACCAATAGTCCAGAAAAAAAGAAAAATATCACTAATAATTATGATGAAGACCAGAAAAAACAAATCAAAGAAACATAAAAAAACTGGGAAAACGCGGGATAAAAAAGTACATCATAAAAAAGTACATCATAATCATGACGAAAAATTCAAACCACAGTGTAGTCCAAATCCGAATAATAAAGATTATACCTGTTATAGTGATGAAGCCTTAAGCAAAATGAAACATTATTGGAATGCTAGACATCCGCACGATAAAATTGTCACGAGTGATACAAAGGAAATATGGAAGTTTTTCAAAGATGCTATGTCACATATATGTCATCGTGAATCGTGTTGGCTAAGAAGTAAATTTATGGTAGGTAAATTAAATAGTGAATTATTAAATTATACATTTGCCCCAAATGCACCCACTGTTTGGAATCGTAATCCAAACGAATGGTTGAGTAGTTTAGACATAGAATCAGTAATGAGACAATATGAAAAATTCTATAAATGCTTCGAATTTCTAGGGCCATCACCAATCGATTATGATACTCATAAATTATATGGTGAATGTGTTTGGGAAGAATTATGTAATTTTAACTTAAGTGAACAAATAAAGCGCAATAAGAATAAAATAGGAATTATCTTAAACACAGACCCACACTATAAAGGGGGAGCTCATTGGATAGCCATATTTTTAAATATAAAGAATAAGTCAATTACATATTTTGATAGCAATGGGGATGAATCACCAAAAGAAGTAAAAAAACTAATAAAAACAATCGTGGACCAGGGAAAACAATTAGGAATCGATTTTAATGTAAAAGAGAATAAAATAGAACACCAACGCACAAATACAGAATGTGGTATGTATTGTCTTTATTTTATTATTCAAATGTTAAAGGATAAAGGATTATCTCATTTCTTAAACAATAGAATAGATGATACGGAAGTATTCAAATTAAGAAATGAATACTTCAATCGTGATTAGTATCATGTAAAAATAGAAATATTATAATAATCTAATAAAAATTTAAACATTAACTATTTACTTGTGTATATGGAATACACAAGTAACGACAATAAAGGATTACTTTGGGGAATTCTACAAGAGAGTAATATATTTGACGGAATCAATAATAACGATTTTGACAAAATTAAACATATATTTGAAAATACCATTTATAATATTAGTTTAAACAATCAGAATGAAAGCTTGATCGATAAAAATAAGGTTACCATTGAAGAAATGATTGGAAAAATAAATAAAGAAAAAGAAGGAAAGAATGAATATAGAGAACATAATTTATCAGAATCATCCAAAATCAAGGTTGTATATAAAGCAGAAGATTTGAAACAGGAAAGGTTAAGTGAATTTAATACGAAATTACAGAAGTATCAAGACGAAAATGGAACATTAGGTAAAATAAACAAACCCGACGAAATTAGTTTCATTGATAAGAATGATATGGAAGATAAACCAATTGGTGATGAAATGGACAGATTGATATCAGAGCGCCTAGCAAATCGAGAGCGAGAATTAGAACTATTACCAGTATCAAATGATGCAGAAAACTGGATAAATAATGGGAGAGATTCGTCACCGGCTACAAAAAAGGTTTCATTTCAAGAAGAAACTACACAAGTAAATAATACATCATCGGAAACTACACAAGTAAATAATACATCGGAAACTACACAAGTAAATAATATTTTAAATATTTTAAAACGAAAATCTCATATTACAATACCGAATAAGGATGATACAAATCCCGAACAATCTATAGTATCTATTTCAAATGACAATGAAGTGGAACAAAATATCGTGTTAAAAGAAATAGTATTTCTAAAAAATCAACAAGTACAAATATTAGAGATGTGTTCGAAAATTATTACAATTTTACAAGATAATAAAAATAACAATTGAAAATAAAATAATGAGATTATATAATAATATTATGAGAAATAGAAGTCGAAATAACAGTTCGGACCAATCTAGTAAAATAAACAATACATGTCGGTCTAATAGTATAGAATTTTATATACATAGTGGTAGTGAAAAATCTACCCGCAGTTATAGCATTGGTAGTATAGAAACAATATACTTGGGTGAACATGAAGAAAATCATGAGTATAATCATCAAGACAGTCATGATAATCATGAATATAATACTAAGAGTGCTTGGGATAACCAATCAGTATTGACATGTCGTGATTCATATGATGTTCCACAAGTGAATAAGGAATACTCCAAAAATATACATAATACATCCATACATAAGCAAGGCGATTTTGTACACCAAGACACAAAAAAAGGTCGAAAGAGGGATGTATATGTTTGTGATATACGTGAATCACCAAAACCATCCAAGTTTATGGATTATATGAAAAAATTTCTGCGAAAATAAAAATATCGTGTATAACTTATACTTATAAACGATATTCGTTAAGTATATTACTTACTATACAATCAAATAAATTCAAAAGTTATAGAATTCAATACATTTAAGCTGAAACAAATTTGAAAGTTTTCGCATTTGGTTTTTGTATTAAATAACCTACTAATATAAGTTCCCCTGTACCATAAGTCTTAATCTCATTGTAACTATCCAAATCATATATTTCGTACCAATTTAATGGTGTTCCAGTTTTCGGGTCCCGTTTAACAAGAGGAGTAGTATTTTGTATATATTCGCGCTTTATACCATCGATTGGGATTTTCACAGTTTTGGGTATCCATTCAATCTCTTGTTTATTAATTTGAGTAATAGAATCAGATTCTTCGTTACTAATGGATGGTTTGTAAGCAAAAGAAGAGGGCACTGTTTTTCCGAATGAGAAACAGGATACCGCATTTTTTGTACCAGGTCGATTATATAAGGTACAATCCATAGATGATTCGGTAACTGCTTTTAACAATTGTTTACTAATTGTTTCTTTAATAGTCGAGATTTCATATAATGCTTCGTCGCTACTGACTGGAACTGAATCGTCGAATTTACTACCATCATTCAATCGTAACTGAATAGATTTGTCACCACTTAATTGTTCCTCTGTAAATGTCATTAAGTATAAAAATACTTGTACTGTTCGCAGATTAGGTGGCAAATC